CGTGTGAACGATGGGTGTATGAGTCAGACATTATGCAACACGCCGGCGGGTGTGACGCGTTGCACGGGCGCTTTGCGGCGTTGTTGCCCACAGAAGTTTACGACACCGTACGGTGCCGGTGTGAAGCCGTCATACGGGAAAGCCGACTACAGGAACACGTGGTCGAGTGTGGGGCGTTTCGGTGGGACGCCGGCCAATGGCTGTTACAGCAACGGCCGACCGGCATTCAATGTCTGTGCGGCATCGTTGTTCACGAGGAACAAGTCGAATCGCACGTGTTCGCGTGCGAGGCAATGCGCGACTATTTCATTTTGCAGGACAAGCCGTAATGGAAAACAACGAACAGGTTTCGTACGTGGTGCGCTGGCCATCGGGCTATGAGTTGGAATATGACAACATCGGCCACGCGCTGGATTGTTTTTACGAAGAAGTGGACGACCCCGACGTTGCGAACGACGACAAACCTGTTTGTGTGTTACGCCGCACCATTACCGATGAAATACTGACCTGACCAACCACCGGAGACACAAATGACCGTTGATGATGTGCACGCGCTTATCGCGCCAACCCTTACGTTGCAGGAGCGTGTGTCCAACCGCGGTGCCGCGATTGGCCTTGACCGTACCACGCAATACTTGGGCAACCGTGTTCGTTCAACGTTTTATCCCGAGCATTGGGCGCGCGTCCAGATTGCGCGTGATACCGCACGGCGCTACGCCGAATAACCCGGTAACTTTATGAATCCGTTCGAGGAATGTCCGTGCGCCGACGCCGACACTATCAAAATCGCAATGACCGGGCTGTACGACGGCATATTGTTGTACCGGTGCGCGTCCTGTAAACGACTGCGGCATCGTTGGCGTATTGGCACCCCACAACGGCATATCGCTGACGGCTGGTTGTCGGAAAACAACCTCACGGCCTACGAGATGCGTGAGGTGGGCGAGTAATGGCCGGCGCGCCCCGCCGCCGCCCACGGCATTTGGAGTCGCAGGAACAGAGGCTTTTTGTTCAGCGGTTTCGTCTCGACCCCCGCACGCGCGACCTTCCGGCGTGCGCCGTACCCAACGGCGGGCTCCGCAGTCCGCGTGAGGCGGCGATTATGAAGGCCGAAGGGGTCGAGCCGGGGGTGCCAGACTGGTTGTTATTTGCACCCAAGCACATCCAGCCGGGAGCGGTTTCCATCATTGGGGCATATGGGCTGGCGTTGGAGTTTAAGTCTCCAACGGGTAAGGGCCGCGTCACCGACCATCAAAAGCGGTGGCATACGCTATTGCGTAATTCCGGCTGGCGGGTGGAAATTGTGACGAGCGCCGCCGACGCGTGGCGTATTGTCCTCGACCACTTGGGATATGAGAAAGCCAACGCTAAAGGATAACTACCGGTGCCATTGCCAAGAGTTTTGCTTGGTCTGCGTTATTGGGATGACCGACCAGCGAAGCATTGCCCACCACAATCTGCGGGTGGCGTGCCACGGAGAGCGCCACTACAACACCGCCGTTGGGTTGCCAGTCCGTTCCATTCACTTTCACGAGGTGCAATCGTAATGCACGTGCTACTGACGTTTATTTTTTTGGCCGTACTTGCTTGTATTGGTTTTTGCGTGGTAATCGTCACGTTGTTGCAGGAAATTGTTCAGCGCCTCAAAACCTTGAGCGTTGCTACGGCGACGGTCTCAACTACCGCCTTGCCTAAGGTGGCGAATACATCTAATAACGCGGTTTTTGCGGAACAGGCGCGCCGTACGATTACCACCAACCGTAAGAGAAAGACCACGTGACCGAGTGGACGAAACGACCTATCGGCAGTCTGCGCCCGAATCCAGACAACCCTCGCATCGTAAAGGACGAGCGTTTTAAGCGGCTGGTCGAGTCGATTCGCAAGTTTCCTCAGATGTTGGAATTGCGGCCGGTCGTCATTACGGATGACGGGATGATTTTGGGCGGCAATATGCGGCATCAAGCGGCACTCAACGCGGGACTGAAGGAGATTCCCGTCGTGATTGCAAGCAACCTGACGACCGAGCAACAGCGGGAGTTCGTCATCAAAGACAATGTTGCCGCGGGGGAATGGAACTGGGACAAGCTCGCCAACGAATGGAACTTGCCCGACCTTGGCGATTGGGGGCTGTCCGAAGTGAATATGTTTTCCGCCGCCGCCACGGAGCCGGAGCGCGACATCGATTTGCCGAATATGAACGCCTCGGCGGAAAGCTACCTGAACAACACCATTCGCCAGATTGTCCTGCATTACGACCGCGAAACGCACGCCGACGTTCTGGAACGGCTGTCGGTGGTCGGTGAAGCGTTCGACATCGAGGACGACAATTCCTCGGTCGTGCTGGCGTTGCTTGAGTTTTGGGAGCGTCAGCGAATATGAGCGGAGTCCGGTGCTTCATCCTAGAATTAGAAAACTTTTGCGAGGCTCGTGCATATGAGAAGAATTGAAATCACCAGACGCGAAGTGGATTTTAAGCAATACATTCGTCGGTCTGCGCTGGAATCCGATTATACCACGTTTATCACCGAAGATACGCTGGTTACGGAGGGCGGCGTGCCGCGGATTCTATACGCCAAGCTCGACCCAGAACTGACTAAGTACGTTCGGCAAGCGTGCAAAAATGTGCGCTACGATGTGTCCACGCGCACCAACGGCCTCAAAACCACCTCCCGCATCTTCGGGTTCAACCCGCGAAACGAAATCCGTAAGAATTTCTGCTCGACGACCTCGATGGCGAACGAGCATCCGGTGGAACACGGGGTCATCTGCGATTTCGGCCAGCATTTGACCAAGCTCTACGCGCAATACTTTCCTGACATCTACGCTCTGCACGAAAGTCAGGTCGAGGGCAAGGTGCGGGACGGATGGCGTATTGAGCAGACCCCCTTCACTTCGGGCATCGTCAACAAGAATAACCCGCTCAAGTACCACTTCGACGCGGGCAATATCAAGGACGTTCTCTCAAATATGGTCGTATTCAAGAAGGACGTTGGCGGCGGTTACCTGTCCTGCCCTGAGTTCGACATCGGCTTTGAAGTAGCGGATAATACCGTCATCCTGTTCGACGGGCAGAACATTTTGCACGGCGTCACGCCCATCAAGAAGTATAGTCCCCACGCCTACAGATATTCGGTGGTGTATTACACCCTGCAGAAGATGTGGTCGTGTCTGCCCATCGACGAGGAAATCGCCCGCGCTCGCACCGTGCGCGTTCAGCGGGAAAAGAAGCGCGTGGCTGGCGTGAACGAGTCATCGTTGTCGTGGAAGTAACGCACCCCAACGTATTGCGCTGGTAAACGTATATCGATACGTTAGATACACGCACCGACCCGTGGTTCGTGCGCACTTTTGAGGTGGAGCCTCTATAGTTATGGCAGACACAACCAAACACAAGAAAAAGGCAATGCTGGCCGCGCTGGAAAAGACCCTCGGGGTTGTGACCGCGGCGTGCCGGCAGACTGGTGTAAGCCGCGCGTGGCATTACGAGCAGTTGCAAAAAGACCCCGACTACCGCGCGCAAGTGGTGTCGCTGGCGGAGATGGCTATCGATTTCGCGGAGTCCAAGTTGCATAAGCAAATTGACGACAATAACACCGCGGCGACCATTTTCTACCTGAAAACCAAGGCCAAGCACCGCGGCTATGTCGAGCGCATTGGCGTGGATTTCCGCCCCGTAAGCGACCTGTCTGACGACGAGCTTGAGGCGCAAGCCCGCGCGCTCGGTCTGGCATAATGTTTGACCGTCACACCGAAGATGACCTGATTTGCTGGTGCAACCCGATTTTGCTGGTCGTCTGCGATTGCGATGAGGGGTGTGAAAATTGCGATGACGGTTTTATCGAGTGTGATATTTTGGAAGCAACGAGCGCCGTGCATAACGGCTATGCTGTTGTGGTAATGCACTTCACCGAGCCGCCCGCTTGAATAATTTGGCCGCTGACCCGGCCTATTTGCACGCGGTGGCCGTGGAGTTCGAACGCCGCCGTCGCCGGCGAACCTTGCGCGTGGCACCCGTTGTGCCGTTTGGCGAGTGGCTTCAGCGGGCGCGCAACGAACACCGCTGGGACTACGCCCACTTCCGCGCGATGCAGGACGTTCTTGACCGCGTGACCCGCGGTGAAGTGCGTCGGGCGTATTTCCAGATACCGATTCGCCACGGCAAAACCGAACACAATACCATCAGCTACGCGGTGTATCGGTTGGAGCGCGACCCGCGCACCCGCATCATCGTGGGCAGTTATAACCAGCGACAGGCCGAAAAGTTCTCGCGCGAAATCCGCAAGCTGGCCCGCGCACGTGGCGTGACAATGTCTGCCGAGCGGGATGCCGCCGGCGAGTGGGAAACCGCGGCGGGCGGTGGCGTCCGGGCGGTCGGTGCGGGGGCTGGCGTGGCGGGCGTAAACGCCGACCTTATTCTTATCGACGACCCGATTGGCGCACGGGACGAGGCCGAATCTCCGGCGCACCGTGACCGCGTGTTTGACTGGATTACGTCGGACTTGCTGGCCCGCGCCGAGCCGCATACAGCGGTGTTGTTTACAATGTCCCGCTGGCACCAAGATGACCCCGCGGGCCGTCTGCTTGACCGGCAAGCCGCCCTGTGGCACGTGCTTGACCTTCCCGCCGAGGCCGAGCCTAACGACCCGCTGGGCCGCGCGCCCGGCGACCCGTTGTGGCCTGAGTTCCGCGGCACGCAATGGCTACAGGAAAAGCGCGTGGAATTGCTGGAATACGGCTACGCCTCACTCCTGCAGGGCCGTCCCCGCCCGCGGGAAGGCGGAATGTTTAAGTGGGATTGGTGGCAACTTACGAACGCGCTTCCCATCGGCGCACGGGTGGTGCGGTATTGGGATATGGCCGGCACACGCCCCAACGGGAAGGGAAGCGACCCGGACTATACCGCGGGCGCATTGTGGGCGCGCCGTCCTGACCACAGCGCCGTATTGTGCCACGTGAAACGTTTCCGCGTCGAGGTGGCCGCGCGCGATGCGCTTATCGAGGCACAAGCCCGAGCCGACCTTGTGCAGTACGGGCGCGGCAAAGTGACCTACTGGCTCGAAAAGCAAGCCGGCATTTCTGGTGACGATGCGACCCGCGCTCTCGTCCGACGGTTACAGGCGGTTGGTTTGGCCGTGTACACCGAACACCCCACCGGTAGCAAGGCCGAGCGCGCGACCCCTCTGGCGTCGGCGGCAATGGCTGGCAATATTTTTTTAGGGCCGGAAACCGCAGACGACCCGTGGCGTGATGCATTTCGGTTGGAAGCCGCTGACTTTCCCTTTGGAAAGCACGACGACCAAATCGATGCCGCCGCCGCGGGTTATGCAAAACTTACCACGCCGCCCCCCGCGGTTGGCTTCACCTCTCTCTCCCTGTGACGATGACCGCTAATACCACGAATCCCGACCGGCCAGACTATGTGCGGCAAGAAGTCTTAAACTCCGCGCCTGACCTGTATTTGATTCACGATTTGCTTGCTGGCACGCGTCGGATGCACGACAACGCCGGCGCTTATATCCCGAAGTGGAAGGACGAGTCGGAAAGCGTCTGGGTCAAGCGCGCCAAGTGCGAACAGTTGTATGAGGGGCTTGGCCGCACGCTTTCGGCGTCTGTGGGCAAGCTCTTTGCCGTTCCGCCCAAGCTCTCCGCCGAGATGATGGAGGAGGAAATCGAGGCGCATTGGGACAACATCGACGCGCAGGGCAACAAGGGTTCCGTTGCCATCAAGGAGTTTGCCGCCGATGCGCTGGCCGATGGCTATGCCGTTATCCTTGTTGACCACCCGCAAGCGCCCGAAGGCGAAGTGGTCACGGTGGCGTCGGAGCGCGCACTTGGCTTGCGTCCCGTGTGGGCGTTTTACCAGCGCGGCGCAGTGATGTCGTGGCGCACGGATATCGTCAACAACGTCGAGCGCGTCACGCAGTTGGTATTGATGGAGGAAGGCACCGAGAACGACGGGCGTTTCGGCGTTCAGCCGGTGACGCGTTACCGCGTCCTGTTCGTGGCCGATGGCGTGGCGCAGTACGAGTTGTATCGTGTGGTGGAAACGTCACAGGTCGAGTTCGTGCTGGAATCTGCCGGCGTGTTTCGTGACCGCAACGGGCGTACCCGCGACACGCTCCCGATTGCCGTGGCGTACACGGGCCGTACCGATGCGCCGCTGACCGCCAAGCCGCCGCTTCTTGCGGTGGCGTGGGCGAACCTTGGGCATTACCAGCAGTCGTGCAATCTTCGCTTCTATCGGGAGTTGGCCGCGTTTCCACAGCCGACCGTCAAGGGCGCGTTGCTTGACGGCAACGGCGACCCGGCAAACCTCCGCTTGGGGCCGATGGTGTTGGTTCAGGTGGCCGAGGGCGGTGAGTTCCGCTGGACAGAGCTTTCCGGTTCGGCGCTTGACCAAGTGGAGCGTGGCGTGCTGGCCAAGTTGCAGGAGATGGCGTCGATGGGGATGTCGTTCCTTGCCCGCGACACCCGCGGCGCAGAGACCGCCGAAGCCAAGCGCCTTGACGCCGCCGCGGAGGACTCGACGCTGGCGACCGCGGCACAGGCTATCGAGGACGCCGTGAATATGGCGCTGGTGCATCACGCGTGGTATCTCGGGCTTTCCGCCGAGGAAGCGCCGGTCGTTGCGCTGAACCGCGATTACGAGAACGTCCAGTTGACGCCCGCCCACGCCTCTGCGATTGCGGCGCTGGTGCGTGAAGGAATGCCCATTCGTCAGGCGGTGTCCACGCTGGTAATTGGCGGATTCCTTACCGCGACCGAGGACGAAATCGACTTGGTGACGATGGAGTGGGAAGCGAGTCGGATGGGGACGGAAGTGCGGCAATTGCAAGCCGGGCAGGACGTTGAACTCGTCGATTCGTCCGACACGTGACCGAAGCCGAGCGGCGCGCATTTGCTGAACTGGAACGCCGCGCCGCGCGGCTGGAACCCGAACTGCGCGCCGCGATTCTGACGGCGTTCACCAAGTTGGCAAACCGCGTGCCGTTGTCGGAGCTTGAACGCCTGATTCGAGCCGGTGACGTTGCCGCCGTTGTGGAGTTGATGCTGTCCGACAGCGCAATTGCACAGGCGTTTTACGGCGCATACAAGGTTGCCCGGCAGGGTATTGTGTCGTCAGGCACGGCCACAATACGCGCTCTGCCGTCAGATATGAAGGCTGGCGTCATATTTGACGTTCTCGACCCACGGGTGCTGACCGCCGTGCGGACGATACAAACGGGCAGTCTGGGGTTCCTGCAGGGAGAAATGCGCACCGCCCTCCGGCAGACGGTTGAGCGCGGTCTATTGGCTGGCCGCAATCCGCGGGACATTGCCCGCACCTTACCGCGGGTGTTGGGCTTGACCCCGTACCAGACCCGCGTCATCGGCAACTTTCAGGACGCGCTAGCGAACGGCCAATACACTAAGGCGCTCACCTACGAACTGCGGGACAAGCGGTTCGACCCGATTCTGAAGCGGCTTCGACGCGAAAAGTTGCAACTGTCTGACGCGCAAATAGAACGTATGGCCGATAGCTACCGGCGGCGCTACAAGGCATACAACGCCGAGGTTCACGCCCGCACCGCGGCGCTTGAATCACAGCGTATTGGCCGGCAACTGGCGTGGCAGGAAACCGAGTCGTCTGGCGTATTGGAAGGTGGCGTGGTATTGAAAACGTGGCGCGCCACGCTGGACAGCCGCACCCGCCCGGAACACGCCGCGATGAACGGCGACACCGTCCTGCTGAACCAGCCGTATAGCAACGGGGATAACTGGCCCGGCGAGTCTAATCCGTGGAATTGCCGATGCGTGGAAACCTACCGGGTACGCCGCGCATAAGGTCTATTGCCTTTTGCATATTCGTATTTGTATGTTGTGCCTAGGTGTTGTTTTCACCAACCGGGCCGGTGGCCCATTGCCGAGGGAGTATGCCGCTACTCACGTTTGACTCGCTGGACGAAGTTGAGGAAACCCGCCGCGACACCGCCGTGGAACTCAAGGACGGACGTTACGCTCTGGTCGAGGATACCGACGTCACGCCGCTCAAGGCCAAGGCCGACGAACTGCTCAAGGAAACCAAGGCCGAGCGCGCCAAGCGCAAGGAACTTGAAGCGCGGCTGGCCGCGTACGAGCAGGAGCGCACCGCGCGCGAAGCCGGGCTGACCAAGGACAAGCTCGACGAGATTATGGCACAGGCCGAAGCCAAGTATCGCCCCGTCGTGGACGAACTGGAAAAGGCGCGTACCGCGTTGCGTTCGGAGCGCCTTGACGGGCGCGTAAAGGCGCTACTCGGTCAGGCACGGGCCGCCGATATTGACGCCACGTTCAAGGTGGTCGGTGACCACTTCGACCTGACGGATGACGGCGCGCTGGTGGTGAAGGCCGACCCGACCGTAAAGGTCGAGGACTATATCGGCAAGACGCTGACCACGCGCTATCCCTTTCTCTTTCAGGGGACGATGGCCAGCGGAAGCGGTGCGCAGGGCATCAAGGGAGCCGTAACCAATGGCCTCAATGCGCGTCCTATTACGCAATGGTCGTCAGACGAGCGTGCGGCGTTCATCGAGAGTAACGGGATTGAAGCGTTCCAGAGCAAGTTGCGCGATGAGCAGATGGCGGCATTTGCAAAGGGACTGAAGTAAGATAGTTTGCACGCAGGACGTCGGGTTCTGAGAATCTGACACAATCGCAGTTCCGTCTTTGCGCCGGGCGCGGGACGTCATAGCCCTCACACCGTGTGCGGGCTGTCACGGCCAGCCCCGGCGTCCTGCTTGGGTGGCCAAACGAAACATCAAAACACAGGAGTAGGACAATGGCTATCGGTAAGGCGTCAGATATGGTCATCTATCAGGCCGAGTTCCAGAGCGGTCTGGTCGAGGGACTCAATCAGAATGTGGCCCTCTTTAACGAGCAGACCCGCGGGGCGATTCGCCTCGTGCCGGCCGCGCTCAAGGGCTACTACAGCAAGTCGGCGTTTTTCAAGGATGTTTCTTCGCTCGTCACCCGTCGTGACATTACTTCCACCGCTACGGTCACCGACCTTGCGATGACGCAGGACGAGAGCATCTCGGTCAAGCTCAACCGCAAGATTGGCCCGGTCGCGCAGACCCTCGACGCCATCAAGAAGGCCGGTCTGACCGAGGCGCAGGCTTCGTTCGCGTTCGGCCAGCTTGCCGCTTCGCGCAAGATGAAGGATATGGTCAATACCGCGCTTATCGCGGTCGAGGCCGCCATTCAGGGCAACACCGCGATGAACGTTGACATCACCGGCGAGGCGACCAAGACCGCTTCGACGGCGGCGCTCGTTCGCACGCTGGCCAAGATGGGCGATATGGCCGGCGACATCGTGTGCTGGGTTGGGCATTCGAAGCCGTACTACGACATCCTCAACGGGATGATTTCGGACAAGGTGACTGGCCTTGCCGATATTGTCACGATTCAGGGCGGTATCCCGGCCACGCTCGGCCGCGGGTTCGTTGTGTCGGACGCCGGCGCGCTGACGGATGCCAACGGCTCGGCGACGGACACCTACAACACGCTTGGCCTTGTGGCTGGCGCGGTCGTGGTGGACGAGTCTGAGGAGGAGACGTTTGCGACCGAGATTGTCACCGGGCTTGAGAACCTTGCCCGCCGCTGGCAGTCGGAGTACGCCTACAACGTGTCGGTTAAGGGCTTCAAGTGGGACATTGCGAACGGCGGCGTCAACCCGTCGGACGCGACCCTCGGCACCACGACCAATTGGGACAAGGTGGCCTACGATAACAAGCTCACCGCCGGCGTCCGGCTGGTGACGCAGTAATCGCGTGACCGGTATTCCGCGTGTTTTCATCCACGCACGCCCCGAACAGCCGCAGTTTGGGGCGCTTGCGGACGGGTTGCTGGCCGCTGGCTTTCAGCCGGTGTTCCAGCGCCCGTCAGGATGGAAACGCGCGGACGCCGAACCGCGCGCGGCCTATTGCATTGTCGATGGGTTGCGCGACAAGCAAGAAGAAATTGCCGCGACCTATCGGGTGCTAAACATTCCCGTTTGGGTTATGGAACTTCCGCGCCTACGCACCGAACCCGATGCGTGGGCGCTGTTGCTTGAGTCGCTTCATTGGTTGCCCGCGTCCTCGACGCGCGCCGCGGTGACGCCGCCCGCCATTACCAAGCGATTCCCCAAAAATATTTTGGTCATTGGTCAGAAGGCCGATGACGCGTCTCACCAGATGAACGGGGCGCAGATGGCTACGATGATGTGCGAAATGGTCGCGGCGTGCCGCGCGGCCCATCCTGATTTGCCCATTGTGGTGCGTCCGCACCCGCTGGACACACAGGAAGTGCCGTCCGATATCTATGGAGCCGACGCTATCAGCGTGGGGACGAAAGAAACCATTCGTGAAGCAATGCGGCACGCCGCGGCGGTCGTGGTCTATAACTCGACCAGCGGTTGGGATGCGATTGCCGCGGGGGTGCCGGTCGTGACCTTTGCGCGCCGAGAACTGTGTTCGTATTACCCGTACACGACCGCGCTCACGAATCTGGTCAAGCTTACCAATCGCCAGCGGCACGATGCGCTTCAGCGGGCGGCTGGTACGCAATGGTCACTCACGGAACTGCAGTCGGGCCGTGCAATTCGCGGTTCGCTGTTGGCTTATACTCCATTCACCGCGGCTGTCGCGTAAGCGGCGAACGCATCGGACGAGGCAGATATGGCGCTTGTAATCAATGCAACGGTGGGTTCTGAATACGCCAATAGCTATGTGACCGCCGCGGAAATGACGACCTATTGCGAAGGTCGCCTGAACGCGGGCGCGTGGACGGCAACACAGGCACAGCTTCCGGCGCTGGTCGAGGCCACCCGCGACATCACGAACCTTTACTGGAAGGGGTCGCGCGTCTATGACACGCAAGCATTGGCGTGGCCGCGAGCCTATGTGCAAGACCCGGACGCGCCGTACGACGACGAAACGTTGACCCTCGACGACATCGTGTACTACCCCGAGGACATCGTTCCCCAGCGGGTCAAGGACGCCACGTGTGAACTCGCGCTTCAGTACCTCAAGGCTGGCACGACCGACTTGGCGATGCCTGACCCGACCGACGGCGTGATTCGGCGCAAGGTCGATGTGCTGGAAACGCAGTATGCCGCTGACGGCTCCCGTACCACGCGTGGCGTCAATCGCTTTCCGCGGGTGATGGCGCTTATTGGAATGCTATTGGCGGCTGGCGCTGGCAACGTTCAGGTCACGCGCGTCTGATGGCGTACACCACCGACCACGCGTTTGCGCTAACTGAACTGGCGGCCAACGGTGCCGCCGTCACGTTTACGCGCACGGCTTCCGGCTATAACGCGGTAACTGGATTGGTCACGCCGACCGACACCACGATTACCGGTCAGGCCATTCAGGTGCGGTTGGGCGGGGCCGCGTTGGAGCGTTTTCGCGCGCTGGGTTTGGTGGTCGAGGACGCTCGGCGGCTGTTGTTTGCGCCGACCACGCTCGGCCAACAGCCGTCTGTGGGTGACAGGTGTACGTGGTCTGGCGATGTGCTGACGGTGCGGGATGTCGAGTTGGTTGCGCCTGATGGTGATGCGATTGTGGTCTATATCACGGTGGCCCGATGACCTTTATGGCTGACCTCCGCAAGTTTGCCGTCAAGGTGGAGCGCACCACGCGCCTCACCTTTGTGGGAACCGCCACCAAAATGCACGAATCGATTACGGTTGGTAGTTCTATTAGCGGCGCACCCGGTCAGCCGGTGGATACGGGCTTTCTGCGTAATTCGTGGCAGTTGGATATCAAGCCGACGCACGCCACCATTAGCACCAACGTGGCCTACGCCCCGGTTATCGAACACAACTTACGAAGCGCCTACGACCCGGCTGGCGTGCAAAACCGCTACGGCGTAACTGGTGGGCGTATTGGGCCGGCGTTGCCGTTCGGAACTGGTCGGCGTGGCGTCAAGTCACAGGTGGGCGGGAACCATTCGGTGAAAATGACCGTCGCCGCGGCAGACCGGTTGCAAGCGGCGGCCCTACGGGAGATAACCAATGCCGGCTAATCACGAATACTGGAAGCTGGCGGCGCGTGGGCGCTTGCTCACGCTTTCGGTCGCTACGACCGGTAGCACCACGCTCGCCGCCACCGCTACCGGCTATACGCGGTCGGCGGGGTCTTTTGTTGATGATGGTTTCCGGGCCGGTATGGAGGTCACGCCATCTGGGTTTACGGCGAATCCGGTTTCGACGATTACCGCGGTGACGGCATCCACCTTGACCGTGGCCGATGCGCGGGCCGTGCAGTCCAGCGGGTCAGGACGCACTCTGGCGGTGGTGTTGCCGGCTGGCCGTGCGTGGGAGGACATCAAGTTTAGTCCCGTGGCGCGTCAGCCGTTCATCATTGAGCAATACATCAGCGGGCCAGCCGAAATGCTGACCCTTATTCCATCGGGTCTGGTCGAGTATCTTCCGCAGTATGTCGTGCAGTTTGTTACGCCCGATATGACCGGCGGCGCAGCCGCGTTGCGTTACGCCGATGCCCTGTTGCGTCATTTCCCGGTGGGACTGACGCTCACCGCCACCGACGGGGCCGCGCTCCGGGTTCGCGGAACACCCGCCCCGTTTGCCTCACAGTTGTTGCCGTATGGGGCAGGAGCAATGGTGGTGACTGTCACAATCCCTTTCCGTATCAATACCACAGCATAACACGAGGTTCGTATGGCTTTCCAGACTGGTAACAATGTGTCCGTGCGGTACAAGGTGCAGAGCGGCCTTGGGTCGCCCGCATCCGGCTCCGGCGGCAAGGAGCTTCCCCTGATTGCCTCCGGCGGGCTTGTCCCGGCGAAGGCCGCTATCGAGTCCCCCGAGGTGCGTTCTGACGGTATGACCTCGATTGGCCGGCACGGGTCGCGGTCGGTCAGCGGCGAGTACGCCTCGGTGGTGCGGGTGGGCGCGCAGGACGAAATCATCGAGGCCGCGGCGCGTGGTACGTGGTCGGCGGCGGCATCCATCACACAGGCCGATGTGACGTCTATCACCACGACTGCCACGACGATTGTGGCGGCGACCGGGTCGTGGATTTCGCTCGGCGTTCGCGCTGGCGATGTCGTTCGACTTACCGACCACAGCACCACTAGCAATAACAACAAGAATATTCCGGTCGTGTCCGTATCGGCCAGCACTATCACCGTGCCGACGGGCTACCTCACGCTCGACAGCACTCCGGATACGTCCTTTACCCTGACCCGCCTCAAGCGCGTCACGCAGGGAACGACCAGCCGCTATTTCACCGTGGACGAGTACCACGCCGACATTGACCAGTCGGAGTTGTTTACGGACTGTATGGTGTCGTCGTTCGCCGTGGCGATGGGTGCCGATGACACGGTGCGCGCCACGATTGGGATGGTCGGTCGGCAGTTTGCGGCCAAGACCACCGGCGAGTCGCCCGTGCTGACCGGCCCCACGCAGTACCTCTCGCAGAACATTGTGGCCACCGACGCTATCATTCTGAAGAACGGCGTGGCCATTGCCGACCTCACCGGCTTCGAGTTTACGATGGACTTGGGCGCGACCACGCTTCCGGTTATTGGCGCGACGATTTCGCCCGATGTGTTTCCGAACAATACCCGCGTGACCGGGTCGTTCTCGTGCGTGCGGTCTGACCTGTCGTTCCTTGAGAACTTCTCCAACGAGGATACGCTGTCGCTGTTCTTCCTGCTCACCGAGCCGGAGTCGGAGCCGAAGGACTGCCTCGGCGTCTATATCCCGTACCTGAAGCTGATGAGCGCGCCGGATGCGCCGCTCGGTGGCGACGGGCCGATGGTGTCCACGATTCAATGGGTCGCGGGCAAGATTCCGACGACCACCGGCGCGGCCGATACGATGATTCAGTTTGTGTCCTCGGCGGCGTAATACGCCGTCACGTTGTACGCCGTTATCCGGTCGTGCCAATGGGGAAACCTGTTGGAGCGTGCCACGACCGGGTAGCGGCACCCTTCCTCCACCGTCAGCGCACCCTGACCAATGAAAAAGACCAAGTTTGACCTGTCCAGCCGCAAGCCGAAAGACACCATCGATGTGCCGATTTACGACCCGATTGACGGGGCGGCGACCGGTGCGTCGGTAACGATTTCTGGCCGGTATAGTCCGCAGACGCGCGCCGCGCAGTTTGCCTTGGCTGACCGCGCCCGCGACCAAAAGGACAACAAGGACGCGCAGTCCGCGGCGGCGTGGGACGAAAAAATGTTGGATTTGATGTCGGCTTGCACGATTGGCTTCCACGAATTGACTGACGACGGCCACCCAATCCCTGATGGCCCCGATGCGGCCCGCGGCGTGTACGTCAAGTATCCGTGGTTGCGTGAGCAAGTGCAGACGGCATTTCTGGAGTCTGCGGATTTTTTCGGCGTCGAGCCGACGAGCTAATTGCGTATGGCCGCCACCAATTCCGTCTCTCGCACGTTGAATCTGACGGTCGCACAACGCGTGAGCATTTGGTGGTGGCCGCTCGGCGGTCAAAGAAAGCTCAAGCTGAACTCCGCGGGCCAGCCCTTCCACCGGAATATGAACCCCTGTGGGAGTGTTTTATGGAACTGAACAAGTGGCGCAGTACTACCGGTATGGGGCCAGCACCTCTCACGTTGCACGATGTGGCGGCGTGGGAGTCTCGCTTTCTGCCACCCGGCGTTCGCCTGAACGCCACCGAGGTAGAACTGCTTAAGCAACTGGACATTGTGGCCCTCACGGAGAAATAATGGCTGACCTCGCAACGCTACAAGTACGGGTCGAGGCGCAAGCCGCGATTCGTAATTCGCAGATGCTTGGCGATGCGCTCACCAAGACGGGCAAGGCGGCAGATGCGGTGTCGCTCGCCGCGGGAAAGACCGAAGCGCAGATTCGGCGGCTTCAGTTGGCGGAAGCCGCGGCCTACCGCGAAGCCGAGCGTATGGCATCGGGCCAGCGGTCGGTGGCGCAAAATATTGAAAATGTTGCCAGCACGGTGCGTGGTGGCGTCACGGCGTTGTCGGCATTTGCCGGCGCAATGGCCCTCCGCGAATACGCCAACTTTGCGGATACGATGACGCTTGTTACCGCCCGTTTGCGGCTGGTGACGAAAAGCTCGGAAGATTTAGCCTATGTGCAGGAGGCGCTTTTCAACTCGGCGCAGAAAACGCGTACCGGGTTTGAGGAAACGGCCGGCCTGTACGTGCGCGTGGCGCGTAATATGGACACGCTCGGCAAGTCCGAACAGGAGTTGTTGAAGTTTGCCGAACTGGTCAATATGGAATTGCAGATTGCTGGCGCGACCACGCAGGAAGCATCGGCTGGCGTTATGCAGTTGGGTCAGGCGTTGTCCAAGGGCAAGCTCGATGGTGACGAGTTCCGCACCGTGTTGGAAGCAATGCCCACCGTGGCCGATAAGCTTACAAAGTCGCTGGCCGGTGGCGTGCGTGCCGAACTCTTTGCGATGGCCAAGCAGGGCCGCATTACCGGCGCGGATATTGTTTCTGCAATGCTTCAGATGGAAAAGGAAACCACCGCGGCCTTTTCCAAGATGCCGCGCACGATTTCTGGCGCGTGGACGCAATCAAAGAACGATATCCTGAAGGCCATCGGAGAGATTGACACCGTTACTAAGGGGTCGTCATTCCTGCAGATATTGGCGCGTGCGCCCGGTATATTGGCGCAGTCGTTGGCTGACCCGTTCCGCATTTTAAATGGTGAAGCCAGTCGAGAGGAAGCCGAACGTAGAAAGCGGCAGGAAGAAGGTAATGTAGCCTACGCTCGGCGTCTGCGTTTGCAGACGACGCCGGAAGGCCGCCAGCAGTTGGAGCAGGAACGGCGCGACCAGCAAGCAACCGAAGAAGCCAACCGCCAACGCATTTTGGCCGAGGCCGAGAAAAAGGCGCGCGACGAGCGGTATCAGTCGTTTTTGCAGGAGCGCCGACAGGCCGACGAGCGCAAGCAATGGGAACTGGACGAAATCAATCGGCAACAGCGTATTCTCGATGCGCGAATGGCGGCGCGTGGTGGCGTTCGCGCGCCATCTGGTGCCGCGGTTGACCGTCTCGCTACTGCTGGATTTGGCGGTACGTCGGTCGGTCTAGCAACGATGGCGATTACGCGCGACCCGACAACGATGCTGTTCGCGCGCTTGCAACAGGATATGGCGCGGTTGCGTGACCAAGAGATTCGACAGCAGAGACAGGCATCGGCTGAAAAAATGCTACTTGAAGTGCAAATGAACGAAGAAATCGCCGCCAACTTCCGCGAGAATATTCAGCGGTCGCTCGGTGACTTCTTTACAGCGTTCGTGCAGACTGGTCGCCTTTCGATTCAGTCATTGTTTCAGGGTATTAGCGGTGTGGGAGCCAATATTGCTGGGCAGGGGTTGTCACAGCTTATTACGAATATGCTTCCCGCTTCGATGGGGCCGGTTGGGTCTATTTTGTCTGGCCTTGGGCTTGCCGGTATTGGTAGTCTGTTTGGCCGGCGTAATAGACCGTCCGGCCCCACGGCGGAGGAACGGCTGGCACAGGCGCAGGGCCGCTACGCGTCTATCGAAACGCTACGCCAGCAACGCGCCGAGGAAATGCGACAGTTTATGGAAGGCCGCAACGGGGCGGCCAGCCGCGGCGTGGTGCAGTCTATTGGCACGGTGCTTCAGGAAACGACCGCCAGCCGGATGATTGGCGAACTGGTGGCAATTCGTGTGGCGACCCGCCAGACTGCCGATGCGGTGCGTGGTACGGGTGCCGCGGCGATGGGTGGCACCACGGTCAATGTCACGGTGCAGGGCGGCGCAATGGCCACCGGGCAGGACATTGGCGAGAAGGTGGCCGAGGCGGTTGACCGGCTCTTGGGGACGAAGGTTCAGACGTTGCGGTTGACCTCTGGCGCGGCGGTGGTGCAATGAGTGGACTCCTGTATTTCAACGGCACGGACGCCGCTACGCTCGGCTTTACGCTGGTCGATGCGCCAGAACTGTTAGCCGGCCCCACGACCGATTACCAGATGGCCGATGTGCCGCGGAAGCCCGGCGTGCTGATTTCGACGTCCTCCGGAATGTCGTCGTCGCGCCGGTTGCGGATTACGGGCTACGTCACGGGTAACAGCCTGTCGAATGCCACGGCCACGCTGGACACGCTCAAGTCGGTGGTGTCCAAGGGCATCGTGGAAATCAAGACCGGTTGGGACACGGCTCGCCAATGGTACGGTGTATTGGTCGAGAGTCCCGCCGGCCCGAATAGCGCCTTTTGGTCAACGTATTTGACCGTGGAGCTTGAGTTTCTTTTGTTCGACCCGTTTGCCTATGCTACCACGACCTCGACGGTAAACTTCACCAATTCGGCCACAGCGATTCCGCTCGGTACCGCGCCGTCCACGGGTCAGCGCACGTGGGGTGGCGTCATCACGATTACGGGCGCGGCCTCGGTGCCGATTCTGACGTATAAGAATTACGCCGGGAGTACGCTGGCCACGATGTCGTTTACGGGGTATTCGCCGTTGTCTGGCGACCTTATCGAAATCAACTTGGGTACCGGTCTTGTGCGAAAGCGCGTGTCGGGCGTCTATTCTAATACGATGGGCGCGTTGGCCGCGGGATGGGATTTCCCGGCGATTGACCCGAACGATGGCACGTTCTCCGCATCCCAATGGCCGACGCTGGAAGTGAGTAGTGGGTCGGGTTCCATCACTTACCGAAAGGCATATCGATGAACTTTAAGGGACTGGCGATTCAGACCGACGTACTCTGCGCGTCGGGTAGCACCACGGCGTATTTCCCACCCGATGCGTTGGTGTCTTGTACCGCAGTCTTGTCGCCTACCGAGCCGGAAACGCTGTCATTTGCGGTGGCGCGTACCGATGCACGGCTGTCGGAATTGGTGGTCGGGCGCGTGGTGCGTACGCGGTTTACCAACACCGCTGACGACCGCGAGTGGGATATTGTGGCGATTGACGATTCTTCGCGCAGTAATGTGGTTCAGGTTACTGCCGTGCCGATTCTTATGCGGCTGGCGCGGTGCATTGTCAAAAGCATCAATCTGAGTGATGGGACGGTCGCGTTCGATTACGCGGGCGTTGACCTTCAGGCCAGCGAATGGCTCGACGAGTTGGTATTTCCGGCGGCACAGGCGGCTGGCCTCACGTGGATTACGGCTGGCACGATTGACGCGACCAAGCGATTTGCCGTGTCTGGCGAGTGGTCGTCGGCGCTGGAAGTCTTGCAACTTATCGCCGCGCCGGGGCTGGCTTCTGCGGAATACCAGCTTCGCCGTAATGGAAATACTGGGTATTACCTCGACCTCGTGACGCAGATTGGGTCGGCGGCGGCGACCGTGCGCGTGCGCCCGCAAATCAATCTGCTGGAAACCGCTCGCCAGCGGAACGCCGTGGATATCGCCACACGGTTGTACCCCCGCGGCAGTACGTCCAGCGTCAGCACCCGCACAATGGCCAACCACTTGTGGGAAGTGGAGTCGGTCGTGTCGGGTACCGTCCTGCAGTTGAAGGACGTCAATGGCGGCGTTGGCCCGATTCTGTACGACAACCAGTTGAACGGCCTGTGGCTGGCCGTAATGAACAGCACCACGTTCGCCTCGCAGGAAGTCACGGCGTCGGTTGCCAGCAATCAGCGCGTGACGATTTCCAACACGACCGGCGTGACTGCCGGCGATTGGGTGCGCTTTTATTACGCCGCCGCGAGCAATGCCGAGCGCGTCACATCCCTGACGCACCCCACGTTGGTGAAGTCGTCAACGCTTGGTGGCTTGGGCGACCGTGGGCAGATTCTTGACCGCGAAGGCATCGTGGCAGACACGAACTTGGCCAAGAATCCGACGATGGTGCAATGGTCGGTGTCTGCTGACCCGCCGAACGGCTGGTCGGAATACGCCGTGACGCCCGGCAACGTATCGTTTGACAAGGAAAGCACCGATGTCGTAATTCACGCGACGAATACGTGGCGGATTCGCACCACCGGCACATCGAGTGGCGCGCGCGGGACGCCGTTGGTTATTGCGCCTGACGCTACGTTGCCTCACGCGTTTCCCGGTGCGCTGGTGTTAACGCAACAGCCCGGCGTGCGTATCGAGACATCCAATATCAACGTGTGGAAGCTCAACACGTTGCGCTATACCGCGACGATGTGGCTAAAGGTGGCCGACTGCCCGGCTCCGACCGCATATGGCAATCCGCGCGTGTATATGTACTTGCGTGACGTTAGCCGCCCTGATTTCGCCACCAAGCCGATTCACCCGTCGCTACAGGCTGGTCTGATTGGCACGTGGGACTTGGCGGACGGGAGTGAACGCGGCACGTGGCTCCGGTTTCAGTCGGCGGCGTTCGACCTTTCAACGTTTGTTGATTTCGGCATTAGTTCACTCAACGCGGCGTACAACGACATCGATAAGGTCAATGGCAAGGTGCGTGTGTGCCTTGAGTTGGCCGGCGGCAATACTGGCAGCAGCACTATCACCGATAAGTATCTCTATAACAACTACGTTGGTGCGTGGAGCAATACTGACAGCTACAGCATCAATGAAGTCGTGTACGATGTGATTTCTGGCGTGACGCGGTACTTCATTGCCCTTACCAACAACAGCAATAAAAAGCCGGAAAATCACACCGGAACTGATTGGGCCGAGGTCGATGGCGGCAACGGTACGCGGCAGTATCGTGGGCAGAATGTGGCGTCGGGCTGGGATGTGTACGTTGGCCCGGTTACGATGGCCGAGTCCACCGAGCCAATTGGCGACCGCGAATACTCCGGCGGCACCGAACTGTGGCAAGCCGCGAACGCCGCCTTGCCGAGCCGGTCGAGCGTGGCGCGTGGCTACGACCTAAAGGTGGCGGATTTGGCGCGGGACGATGGCACGACCTACGCCGATTACGTCTTTACGCCCGGTGGCACGGTTGAGGTCATCAACCCCGAACTTGAAAACGATGTCGCCAGTTTGCGGCTGGTCGAGTATCGCCCGAATTATCTTGAGCCGCTGGCGTCGGAAGTGCGCGTCGGCTTGCCGCCAGAGCGACTAACCGAACTGACCGGGCAGTACGTGGATGAGGGTTTGTCCGCGCCAACAACCAATAACACCGGAACTGTTGTCAGCGGTAGCGGCACGTTTAGTCTGCCGGATACCGGGGTGGTGCCGGGTACGTATGGAAGCGCCACGCAGACGCCGCAAATTATCGTTGATAGCAAGGGTCGGCTGACATCGGCGGCTAACGTTACGATTGTGGCGGCGACCGCGGCGGCCCTGACGCCCGGCGCAACTATCAACGGCACGACCTTTACCGGCGCGTCAAACATTACGATTACAGCCGGCACGCCACAGGTGTTGACGGCTGGCAGTTATCTGACCAGCGGCGGCACCTTTGACGGCACCACGCCCCGCACATTTGCGGTGGACGCCACCGACGCAAATACGGCCAGCAAGGTTGTGGCGCGGGACGCTTCGGGCAACTTTAGCGCCGGCGTCATCACGGCAACACTAAACGGTGCGGCTCCGGCGGGTTCATTGTCCGGTAGTACCCTTGCCGCGGGTGTCACGGCGTCCAGCCTTACTTCGGTCGGCACGCTGATTTCTGGCGCGATTGGCACCGGCTTTACCGCCATTCCGAACGCGGCGCTAGCAAACAGTAGCGTTACGGTCAATGGCACGAATATCGCCTTGGGCGCGAGCGGCACCGTCACCGCGGCGGCCGGTACGCTCACGGGTACTACGCTGGCATCTGGCGTCACCGCGTCCAGCCTGACATCGGTTGGCACGCTGGCAAACTTGACGGTAACGAATACCATCACCGGAAGCGTGAGTGGCAATGCCGGGACGGTAACGAACGGCGTATATACCACCGGAAGCTATGCTGACCCGTCGTGGATTACCTCGCTGGCCGGTTCCAAAATCTCCGGTAATATCTCTGGCAACGCGGCCAACGTCACAGGCACCGTAGCGATTGCCAAAGGCGGAACCAACGCGACGAGCTACACGGTATCGGGTACTGGCACGCGGGTAGCGGTGTACGACCCAAGCACGAACCGCATTGATGTTGTGCCGGCGGGTACGTCTGGCCAGTTTTTGCGTTCGTCTGGCACCGCGGGTGATGTGTCATTTGCCACGCCACCCAACTTTAGCACGACCACTACGACCGCTGGATATGTGCCGGGGTCGAACAACGTTGGCACCTCGTACTTCCTGCGCGCTGACGGAACGTGGGCCGTGCCGTCGGTTGGGTCGGTGTCAGCAAACAACGTCACGGCAGGGACGTTCTCTGGTGCGAACTACTACTTCACCAACAACGTGCGCTTCGACAGCGGCGCGCGCGTTGCGTTTGGCAACGGCTATACGATTGACAACTCTGGCGGGAGCCCGATTAGCGTCCTGACGGCAACTACGCTTGGCTCTGGCGTGGTCAATTCCTCACTTACAAGCGTTGGGACGCTGAACGGCCTGACGATTGCGAGTGGCAACAACGCGACCCTGATTGCTGGCGACCTTGCGCTGTCCAGTAACGCGGGGTACGGCATCCTCTCGGCTGACGCGACCCGTGCTATTGCCATTACGAACGCAAGCACGACCATCAACGACGGTCTGACCGTTAGCACAGCGGGTTCGTCAAATACGATTGTGACGAATAGCGCGGGCTATGTCGGCATCGGCGTGGTGCCATCAAGCTATCGCCTTGAGGTCAACGGGACGATTTATACGTCCTCTGGCGGCGTCCGCTTCCCGGATGGCACGACACAGACAACGGCGTTCACCGGTACGGCAAGCGTCAATGCCAACGCGCTAGTTGGAACAACGCTGGCCTCGAACGTGGTCAGCTCCAGCCTGACCTCGGTGGGGACGCTGACCAGCTTGAGCGTGAGCGGAGCGATTGCCGGGGGTTCTACGCTTCAGGCATCAAGTTATGCCGCGATTGGTGGCTCGTTGTCGGCAAACGCGCAGTTATATGTTCGTGGCACAATGGTCGGCGCAGGTGTGAATCAGTACGGCGTAATTTCGCAGGTGACGTTCCCGGTCGTCGCAACAAGTTCAATGCAGGGTATCTATGTCGCGACAACTGGCGCGGCGGGTACTTACACGACCTCCGATGCGGTTGGCATCAATATTCAGCCGCACACGCTTGGGGCCGGTCAGACGGTCAATATTGGGTCTGGGTTATTGATAGCGGC